AGAAATGGGTTGGAAAGTAGGTGATGATTTGTTATGGGAACAATTAGATGATGAAAGTTGGAGTCTAAGAAAAAAATGAAAATAGCTCTACTGAATGATACACACTGTGATGTTCGTAACTCATCCGATGTATTTCTAGAAAACCAAACTCGCTTTTACACAGATACTTTCTTTCCATATTGTATTGAAAACGAAATTAAACAAGTGATTCATCTTGGAGATTATTACGATAATCGTAAACAAATCTCACTCAAGGCTCTGAATCATAACCGTAAGATATTTCTCAATCCTCTTGTAGATAATGGTATGCGAATGGATATCATACCAGGCAACCATGATGTCTACTACAAGAACACAAATAACCTCTGTTCGTTAAAAGAACTATTGGGTCACTTCATGAACAATATCCATATTGTTATGGAACCCACTGTATATGAATATGGTTCTCTGAATATTGGATTAGTCCCTTGGATTAATAATGAGAACTATCATGCGACGATTGATTGGTTACAGAATACACGAGCAGATGTTATTGGCGCTCACCTAGAATTGAATGGATTTGATATGATGCGTGGAGTCAAATCCACATCTGGCATGGATGCCTCTCTATTCAAACGATTTGATATGGTATTGAGTGGACACTACCATACCAAGTCACAACAGAATAATATCTACTATCTTGGTAATCAGATGGAGTTGTCATGGGCTGATGCAGGAGATCCAAAGTATTTCCATGTGTTGGACACTGAGACTCGTGAATTGACACCAGTACGAAATCCACACACATTGTTTAAAAAAATACTTTACAATGACGACAAAATAGATTATAATAGTACAAAAGTACCAGACTGCACAAATAAGTTTGTGAAAGTTGTTGTGCAGAAAAAGTCGGATCAATTTCTCTTTGAACGATTCTTGGACCAGATTCAGTCTCAATCCATTTACGAGTTGAAGATTGCTGAAAACTTTCAAGAATTTCTTGGAGAGAATGTTGATGATGATGGAATCTCACTTGAAGAGACTTCAGAATTATTGAATTCGTATATAGATAATGTGGAAACAGATCTTGACAAAAACCGAATCAAAGTCGAGATGTCTGACCTGATGACAGAAGCTCAGTCGATGGATGTAGTATGACCAAGAAATATATTCACGTTAATCAACATAAGATCAGAGCCAATAAGAAACACGGTACTGATGAACCTGTAATTACTATTAAAGAAGGTAGAAGTAATACATACTGTCACGAAGTAAAAATACACGGTGACTCCATTGTTCGTTATGGTGGTAATGACAAACCAATTCTTCCCTGTGGGGCAAGAGTGGTTATAGAAACTGATGGTGAAGTTGAGATTATTAAATAATGATAGTATTCAAATCTGTACGGTACAAGAACTTCTTGTCTACCGGCAATAAGTTTACTGAAATAAAATTAGATAGATCACAATCTACTCTGATTGTTGGTCAGAACGGAGCTGGTAAGTCAACGATGTTGGATGCCATCTCTTTTGGTCTTTTTGGTAAACCACATCGGAATATCAATAAACCACAATTGGTAAACTCAATTAATCAGAAGGCTTGTGTCGTTGAGGTAGAGTTTGATGTTGGTGCTGCTCAATATAAAGTGGTCCGTGGATTAAAGCCTGGTATATTTGAAATTTGGAAGAATGAGATAATGATTAACCAATCGTCTCATGCCAAAGAATACCAGAAGATCCTTGAGCAAAACATCCTTAAACTTAACCACAAGTCGTTTCATCAGGTGGTCGTGCTGGGAAGTAGTAGCTTTATTCCCTTTATGCAACTCCCGGCCGGCCACCGCCGTGATGTGATTGAGGATCTATTGGACATTAATGTATTCTCCAAGATGAATCAATTGCTTAGAGAAAAGAATGGTACACTAAAGGATAAGACCAATGAAGTTAAATACCAACTTGATCTCATCTCCGACAAGATTGAAACTCAGAAAAAGTACATTAAAGATGTCAAAGCTCTCAATAAGGAATACGCAGATAAGATTAAAGAGGAGATTACTGAGCTTGAGGACGAGCAGACTCGACTCACGGACGAAAACACTGAGCTCGGGACGTTCATTGAATCCAATATCTCGAAAGTATCAGAGACGCTTAGTAAACTTAATTCCAAGCACTCAACGCTTAAGGAGCATGAACATGAGCTTAAATCAGAAATCAAAAAGCTCGTTAAAGAAACAAAATTTTTCGAGGGGAATAGCACTTGCCCGACGTGTTCCCAAGATATTGGCGATGAACTCAGGCAGGAAAAGATCTCAGAAGCTTCCACATCCGCCAAGTCGATCAATTCAAAACTATCCACTCTCGCTGAAGAGTCGAATAAAGTTGGATCAGATATTGAAGTCGCAACTAAAGTACAGACGGTTGTCACGAACAAGCAACATAACTTACTATCTAACAACAAACGGCTCCAACAGATTTCAGAAAGTCTGGCATCTAAGAGAAGTGAGTTGGGAAAAATGCAATCAGGTGGTTCCGATTTGGCAGAAGCAGAGGCAACTCTTGAAACCTATACTGAACAGAAAGATTCATTACAGGAACAGAGACTTCTTTTAAGTGATCAAAGATCCTATAATGAAGTAATCGGAGAGATGCTCAAAGATACTGGTATTAAAACAAAGATCATAAAACAGTATCTACCTGTTATAAATAAACTGGTCAATCAGTATCTACAAATCTTGGATTTCTTTGTTCACTTCAATCTGAACGAATCATTCCAAGAAACAATTCGATCAAGGCATCGTGATGAGTTTACGTATGACTCATTCTCAGAAGGTGAGAAACAACGTATTGATCTAAGCCTACTCTTTACATGGCGACAGATTGCAAAGATGAAGAACTCGATCTCAACCAATCTATTGATATTGGATGAGACCTTTGACTCGTCTTTGGATGTAGATGGCGTAGAAAACCTACAGAAAATATTATCACATTTAAGTGATACAAACATATTCGTAATATCACATAAAGGTGATATTCTAGACGGTAAGTTCAGATCGAAGATTGAGTTCGTGAAGGACAAAAACTTTAGTAAAATAGTAGCATAAATTGGTATACAAATTGTTACTAATATGGTATAATATGTGTATATCTAAACGGAGAATATAATGGAACTAAGTGATAACACCCTACAAGTTCTTAAGAACTTTTCAACAATCAACCAGAACGTCATGTTTCGACAAGGCAATGTTCTGAAGACGATGTCAGAGGCTCGTAATGTACTTGCATCTGCAACACTCGATGCAGAACTACCACAAGATTTTGGTATCTATGATCTCAACGAGTTCATTGGTGTACTTGGTCTTGTTGATACACCACGATTGAAATTCGAATCAGAATATGTTACAATTGGTGATTCGTCTGGTCGTACAAAAATTAAATACTTCTTCTCACCAGAAGATACATTGACTACACCATCAAAGGATGTTAATATGCCTGACGGTGAAGTCAAGTTTACACTGGACGAAGATACACTGAACAAGATTAAGAGGGCTGCGTCCACTCTTGGTCATAATGAGTTATCAATTACTGGTAAGAATGGCGTTCTGTCACTTACAGTTGTTGAAAACCAAAACTCCACATCAAATGCATTCACCATAGATATCGATGGTGAATTCGGAGATGTAGAGTTTACATTTGTCTTAAGTATTGCGAATCTTAAGATTTTGGCTGGTGACTATGATGTGAATATTTCATCAAAACTCATCTCTAACTTTAAACACAAGGAACAATCAGTCCAGTACTGGATTGCCCTTGAAAAGACTTCAACCTATGGATCCTAAAGGAGTAAGAATGTCTGAACAAACTGATCAGTTGGTAGAACTTGCGAACCGTGTTTCTCGTTCTACAATCGCTGTTGTGGATGCCGTCACTCAACGTGGTGGTTTTAAAGGAGAAGAACTCTCTACAATCGGTCAATTACGTGACCAATGTATTCAAGTCGTCTCTCTCGTTGAAACAATTCAACAAGAAGATTCTCTTAACACTGACGACGACGAATAATGATACAGCGGGTGCAATGCCCGCTTTACTTTTTGATAGAGATATATTATGACAGATTTTTTATGGGTCGAGAAGTATCGGCCACAGACTATTAGTGATTGCATTTTACCTGATACCCTCAAACAAACCTTTCAAAAAATTGTAGACGGTGGTGAACTACCCAACATGTTGTTCACAGGAACCGCAGGACTTGGAAAGACTACAGTTGCAAAAGCATTGTGTAATAAACTTGGTCTTGATTGGATCATCATTAACGCATCTGAGTCTGGTAACATTGATACACTACGAACAAAGATTAAACAGTTCGCATCTACAGTTTCACTTCAAGGTGGATACAAAGTTGTTATCCTAGATGAGGCAGACTATCTTAATGCACAATCAACTCAACCAGCCTTACGTGGATTCATTGAAGAATTCGCAAATAACTGTCGATTCATTCTAACCTGTAACTTTAAGAACCGTATTATTGAACCACTCCACTCACGATGTGGTGTATACGAGTTCAATACTACAAAGAAAGAACTTGCACAGTTGGCTGCACAGTTTATGAAACGTGCAACTAAAATTTTAGAAGACGAAGGTGTCAGTTATGATCAAAAGGCGGTTGCTGATTTAATTATGAAACATGCTCCAGATTGGAGGAGGATATTAAATGAGTTACAAAGAACTTCTATTGGCGGGAGTGTTACTGGGTCTCTTACTGATAGCAGTGGATCCATTGGGGATCTATTAAGTTTCTTAAAGAGTAAAGATTTTAAAAAGATGCGCTCATGGGTAGCGCAAAATGTTGATGCCGACGCCACGGCTATCTTTCGTGCAATTTATGATCAAATGAATGAGAAGATTAAACCAGAGTCAATCCCTCAACTCGTTTTAATCTTGGCGGACTATTCGTATAAGAATGCATTTGTTGCAGATCACGAACTTAACATCGTTGCCTGTATGACAGAGATCATGGCAAACGTGGATTTTGTATGAATCCATTTGAATACTTGAATGCAATTAATTCTACCAAGAAAGATATCATGGTAGATGATCTTGCAGAAAAATCATATAACAGTTTCATGGTAAATAGATCTTTATCTTATTTTCCAGACACCGTCCTTGCCGCAAATGAGATGAATCAGTATCACCAAGTCGATGCAAGGCTTCAATTTGACTTTCTTATAAATATTATTCGGAAGCGGAAACGTTTTTCGAAATGGGATAAAAAACAGATTGACGGTGATATTGAGATGATTCAAGAGTATTATGGATACAATGAACAGAAAGCTATTCAAGTTCTTCCTCTCCATACACCGGAGCAAATTGAAATAATTAGAAAAAAGGTGAGTAAAGGTGGAAGAGGTTAAACTTGTAGAGTGGAACCCTAGTAAAATGCTAGAGGTGACACT